AGTCGACATACTCGCCCGAAGCGGCGGTGAAATGACGGGACACGTTAGCCTGCGACCCCAGCCGGCATGGTCATCGTCCCCGACGTTATGGTCACCGTGAGCCCGACCGACACCGTTACCGTGTCGAGGGTCAAATCGCCGTCGCCGCCGGTAGCCGTGACCTTCCCGTCGAAGACGGTTACGGCGTTGGAGTCCCGGACGCGGAACCATGCGGCATCACCAGCCGCTGCGCCAACCGCCGACAACGCCGGCGTGGTGTCGAGAGTCGCGATCCCAGCGCCCCCGGTGCCGCCAGCGTCAAACGCCGGATCAGCGGCCGTGAACGTCACAAGAAGCGTCCCAGTCGCCGCCGCGTTCGCATCTGGCCGAGGTGTCGTGTACACGGCGATCGTTCCAGCGGCCAACCCCGCGTCGACGCGATCAACGACAGCGTCGACGGCGGCGTTACGGACTGCGGTGGGGAGCGTGATACCCATGGCGTCTCCGATCTACGTGACTGGGCTGAAGGTCTGGCATCGTCACCTCTTATCGCGGTGAGAGGAATTGGGCCAGTACGTCCGCGACGGCACTATGACCTTTGTCTGACAGGTGCGCCCAGTCACCGTTATACAGCCCTAGCGCATTTGATACCAAAGGTGCGACCTGCCGAGTCGACAGGTCAAAAATACTCACGTCGGTCGCTGCGGCGGCGATGGCAGCGTATGCCGCGCGGTAGTCACTCCACGAGTATGTTGGTGTGGGGGTGATTGTTCCGCCGAGCTGTTGCGAAACGTACAGGACAAAACTTGGCGACGTGGAACAGGCCCCACGTATCAGCGTGAGGAGCGACTCAATGTTGGTGCGCATCGTGGCCGGTGCGACCTGCGGAGAGGCCCCGTAGTCGTTGCGCCCGAGGTCAACGAAGACGAGATGGGGCTGGATCGCGGTGATCCCACCGGCCGTGTCCGTCATGGCCACGTATTGGGTGGACGTGTATCCGGAATGGCCACCGTCATATATTTGAATGCCGGCAGCCGAGTCCCCATCGTGTGCGATAAGCCCACGGATAATGACCGGGTTTGTGCTGGCCCACGCGATAACGATCGTATGCGCCCCGCTCGACCCGGCTGAAATAACGCCAGTCGACACCCAGCGGCTTGTCGCACCTGACGTATTTACATCGACAGTCCCGCCACCGTCGATCGAATAGGTGAAATGGCCGAATCCGGTATACCTGGAGAAGATAATCTCAAAGTCGGAGCACGTCACCGTATAGGTGATCGCTTGCCCGGTTGAGGTCTGAATGGTCGTCGACCGGTAGACCCAACCGCCATAGGCCACAGATGCGGCGGCACCACCAGACAGCACTGCCGGATAGGTCATTCCTGCAGTCAATGTTACAGGCGGAATCAGCCCAGGCCCGCCAACTGCGCCAGCGACCGGATATCGGCCTCGGAGCCGAGCCGCCAACTGCTGATACAACTGGCGGCTATGAACCGTTGATCCGTATCCCTCACTGGTTGATCCGCCGAGTGTGACGATTTTGGCTGGGGCATAGTGCCGGTTGGCGAGTGCCGCATACCAGGTGCGTAGTGCGGTCGGCGCGTATCCGTGCGGATCAACGGCGGCGGTGTGGGCCGACACTGTGGTGCCGAGCCCCGCAACTGCCGTATCCAGCAGATCGAGCCTGGCGTCTATGTTGGCGGTGTATCCGGAGATGTGGGCACCGTCGGATGGTGGTAGTGGGCCGGTGTATGGGATCAGGTAGCCGGCGGTAATGAGCTGGGTGGCGAAGCTGTCGTCGATCTCGTCGATCTCGCCAGATTGCCACTCGCCAGCGGTAGGACTTGAAAAGTCGACGACTGCCTGGACCCAGATCAGTGCCACGGCGGGAGCCTCCTAGCTGCCGTCTATTCGATGATGGTGGCTGGGTCAGGTGACTGGGGTGAGGGTCTGGCAGCCACACGTCGGAGTCGGCGGCGCGATATTGACCTTCCACTTGAGCAGGTGCGCCGTCGACGACAGGGCAGCGTACAGGGGCGACGGGGCGCCGTTCTTGTCTAGCTGAATATCGTAGGGTCCGATGCCCCAGTTATTGCCGTCCTGCGTCATCGCACCAGAAATGCTGAAGTTGACCTCTTTGTTTTCGATACTGTCGGGTGGAACGAATGTGCCGCCAGTCAGCCACGGCAGCAACAGGTACCCCCACCTGCGGGTAGTGCCGCCAACCGTGCAGTCGTTGAGTGCCAGATTGGTCCACAGCTCAAGGGCGAAGTGGGCATCGCCATAGGCCGCGGAATCGACGGCAAACCCGTGCGTGACCGGGGCAACCTCATCGTCGGTCACTAACGTGACACCGGTCGCGATCTCGAACAGTTCGGGATCGACGTTGCAGAATTCGATCTCGGCTGTGTACCCGTTCAGCTGCGGCTTGGTTTTGCGGTAGAAGCACCGCTCACCGTTGGCGAGCTTCGGGGAAATCGATTCGCCCTCTTCCTCGTCCTTCTCCAGGCTGACTTTGACGAAGCCTTTCGATGTGGCGTAGCCGCATGCGCCGGGGACAATGTTTCCGCATTCGTCCAGGCGGGTAAGCCGGACGACGAGTCCCTGATATTCGCTGTCACAGGTCGCGGTCATCGCGGCGTCCTCCTACTACGTGATGTACGCCGGCCGCCTTTGGCTTGGTCGGCGGTGGTGACTGGTGGGGGCGGGGCCGCAGTTGTCGGTAGCGGCGGGGCGGCGGACGGCGGGTTGTGGGGCGGATCCGGCTCGCCCACGACCGGCGGCGTCCAAGTGGCAGGCGGCGGGGTGTGGGCCACTGCCGTGGACGGCTCCCGGTCGGCGGCGAGCGCGGCGAGGAACCGTCGGGCAAGATCCTCGCCGACGACGAACCCGCCATTGCCGGTCCGCAGCGGAGGCTCGCCAGGGATCCGCATCGCGTCGAGCGTGACCAGCAGGTCCTGCATGCTGAGCCCACCCGCCGGCGGCCTGATGATGATCGTCATGACGCGGGGATCCAGTCGTAGTAGGCGCGGGCGGCGTGGCAGTCGAATCCGACCGCATACGGTCGCTCGGCCAGGGCGGTCCACTGGTTGGTGGTGCGGTCCAGCTGCGGAGGCGGCGTGTCGATCTCGGGGCTGCGCCACACCGTGACCAGCCCAGAGATGTAGATGTCGCCGTCGTCGGGATAGCCGCCGCCGAACACCCAGCGGGTGCCCATGCGGGTCGTGAGGACAGGGTCGGCCGCGACGATGAGGTCCTCGCTGGCCGCCCACGCAGCTACGCGTGGCGGGGCGTGCAGAAATCCGACGTACCCGTAGCCGATCGTGCCGTACAGCCACTGCTCCAGCTCGGCGACCACGGCCACGATGCTGGCCGCATCGGCCGGGAACACCTCGCCAGCGGACGCGGCCAGGGCGGTCGCCAGCGCGGCTTCGGCCTGGGTCTGCTCGCCGCTCTGCAGCCGCAGCGTCGCCCGCCGAGTCAGCTCGGCGGGCGTGGTGCCGGCCGAGCCGCACACGACCGACCCGTACGCCACGAACGGGGCCGCTGTCGCGTCGGCAACCTCATCGTCGATCGTCTTGGTGGTCTCGGCGTCCTGGCCGTCCTGGCCGCGGATCTCCAGCGGATGGCAGATCGCAGGCCAGGTGTGGGCGCCGCCGCACGAGTCCGGTGTCCACGTCAGACCGCCGCCGATGGCATGGTCGGGCAGGTCGAGCGGCCCGACCGCGGCGTTGAACAGCCCGTACCGCTGGCCGGGCGACTGGGGAGGGGCTACGACTTGGGCGGGGGTGAACGTCACTGGCGTTCACCCCCGACCCAGGTCGCCCCCTGGGGGAGGCTCACCGGTAGGTCAGCTCTGCGCCGACGGGCAGCAGCCGACCACACCGGACGGGTCGACGGTCGCCGTGTAGAGGCGGCTGTACGGAGTCATTTGGAGGGCAGCCCAACCGTCCTCAGCGAACAGCGCGGTGTACTCGTTGGTGGTCAGTTTCGTGCTGTCGTAGATCGTGTCGAGGTTGACGACGTCCTGGACTGCCTTGACCCAGGTGCCCGCGGGGTAGGCAAGGAACTGGACGGTGGTCGGGAGAGCGGTCAGTGCGGCCGCTCCTCCGGGGCCGGTCACCAGGCCAGAGAAGGCGTCCTGCCAGTCGTACACGAAACGGGGCACGGCGTAGCGCCGCGCGAACCATTCCATGATCTGGGCATCGGTCATGCCGATGAGCGTCGTGTCGCCGTTACGGCGGGAGCCGGAGGCCCGCATCTGGACGAGCACCCATCCCGGGAGAACAATTTCGATGGTGGCGTTGAACCCCATGCGTGCCCGGTACTTGATGTCGCAGATGGCGAGGTCGACGGCTGCGAGGAGCCCGGAGATCGCGTCGTCGCCAGAGATGTCGGCGGGGATGACGTTTGCCGCCCCGGATGCGGTGACGATTGCGGCAATCACACCCATGTTGATCTTGTGGGCGAGGGCAACCATCGTCGCGCGGGAGAACCGCTCGACAGCCTCCGGATAGCCGCGGCGCTGCAACAGTCCGCCGGTCAGACACGCGTAGTCGACACCGAGCCGAACGTCCTCGAAGTCCGGGCAGGGGATGTCCCAGCAGTACTTCGAGTACTCGGCGATAACCTCGGCCTCGGTCAAATGCGTGTCGCCAGAGTTGCCGATGCCGTCCCACACGGTCGAGAAGTTCGGGCCACCGTTCGCCGGGAGGTTCCACCCGCCGCGCGAGGTCTGCACCTCGGGCAGTCCGAGGATGCCATCCATCGTCTCCAGCTCACCGGCGGTCAGATCCCACATCGTGTCGCTGGGAGCGCACCAGCCGGCGGCAGCCGTGATCGGGCGGCCAGCACTGACCTGCTGCTGCATCGACCCGACCAGCGACCCGGCAGGCACACGACGCTCAGAGCCAGCATGGCGGAGGATCTGCTCCGCCCTGGACATGTTCCCGTCGTGGATGCGCAGGTCGTCCGGGAATTGGCGCTTGAACTCGACGGCCGACTTGCGGTCGTACTTCGTCATGACCAGGTGCCGCTTCGCAGCCGGGTCGTAGGCAGTGATCGGCCGCAGGTTGCCGTTGCGCTGAGCCCTACCGGCAGACAGCTCCGGGAAGTGCCGCAGCCGGGACTCGACCGCGCGGGCGGCATCCGAGAACGACTCCAGCCGCCCTCCGGTCGGGTAGCCGGGGACGTCCGACGACGCTGTGATCACCATCAGCTCGGGCTGGGCATCCTGGGGCAGGTCGGGGGTGCCGGTGCGGGTAGCTGCGACGTCCGCGACGGACGGTACCGGGCGGTGTGGCTGGGCGGCGGTCACAGCCACCGGGGCCGGATCGGCTGGCGCGACCGGCTCAACCGGGGTCGGCTCCGGGGTGACGGGCGCCGGGGCAGGGGTGGTCGCGGCATTGAACGCGGCGGTCGCCGCCGCGGCGGCGTCGGCCCGCTCGACCAAGGCGGTGCGCGCCGCGGTCACCGAGGTGGCCAGGGCGGCGCATGCCTGCAGCCCGGCAACGGTCTCGTCGGTGTGGGTTTCGACGGTCGCGAGGCTGCGGCCGTGCTCGGAGACCTGCCCGAGCAGCGCGACAAGCGCGGTGTCGTCGAGGGTGGAGAGATCGGTGGGGACGTCAAACGGGAACTCGTAGCCCATGGCTGTGTCCTTCACGGAGGTGGGGACGTCCAGCCGGACCACGGCTGCGCTGGAGCGCATCAGGATTAGCGGAGGTGAGCGTCATCGGGTCGACCACGGCGCCCGGAAAGATCACCTGCTGGGCGCCACGGTAGCACGCTCAGGACGCTGCCGGCACCACCATGGAGGCCAGCGCATCGCGTGCCTCGGCGACGAGCGCGGCCATCAGCGGCCGGGACGCGGCCGTACGGTACCGGGTCCACAGGGCGAGGTTCTCCGTGGAGCCGACGTCGGCTCGCAGCCGCGGCGCCCTCGGGTGCCACAGGTGCGCGGCCGGCCGGGTGCAGCGCCACGGCGCCCCGGCGAGCGCGGACAGGGCCAGCGCCCACGACAGGTCCTCGTGCCCCCAGCCGCCGAACCGGGGGTCCATCGGCACCCGGCGCCACGTCTCCGCCGGGAGCACGACGCACCCGCCGCCCGGTTTGCCGACGTAGCGGACATGCCTGGTGTAGGAGTCGAGTTGGCTCTCAACGGGCGGCGTGCCAGCCTCTGCGAGCGCATCGGTTGCGGACTCGGTGAGTCGGTACGCGGTCCGGAATGCGAATACCCACGGCTCCCCACGGCCGAGCGCCGTGACCGCCTCACCGACCCCGAACGGCACCAGGTCGGCGTCGGCTACCACCAGCACATCGGCGTCCGCCTCCTGTGCCCCGTGGGCGACCGCGACCGCTTTCCGCCACGGCACGCCGGTGCCATCCGTTGCCACGATCAGCTGCCACTCGGGGTGCCGCTCGGCCCACCAGCGCGCCACCAGCTGGAGAGCGCGCTGCCGGTGCGGGCAGCCGCCCCGGTACGGGATGATCACGGCGACGGACGGCATCAGCCAGCCCGGCGCAGCGTGGCCGGATCGTGCACCAGCCCGGCGTCGACTGGCGACCGGTACCACCAGTGCTCGGCGCCCCACCATCCTTCCCCGCAGCTGACGTCGACGACGATGCCGGGGCGGATGGTGTCGTAAAACATCTGGTCATACGTGCTCACCACCGAACCGCCTTCAATGTCTGCCGGATGCCCTCTTCCAGGGTGACTTGCGGGCGGTAGATGCTGAGCATGCGGGTCGGGTCGCCGACCCTGAACATGACCCCGGTCGGTCGGTCCGGCTGGTACTGGACTGGGGGCGCCGCGTCCGGGATGTCGCGTGGACACGCCTCGACGGCGAGCTGCCACATAAGCCGAGCGAGGTCGCCGAACTCAGTCGCTCGGCCGGTGCACAGATTGACGGGACGGCGTTCGTCGGCGTCAACGACGGCCAGTGCTCCACGCACCACGTCGTCGATGTGGATCCAGTCACGGCACTGGCCCGGCGGTCCCCACACGGCCATATCGCGGCGAAGCACCCTCCACATGATCGCGGGGAACGGATACTCGGTGGGTTCTTGGTCCCCGGCGTACCCACTGAACGGTCGGACGACGTGCACACGCAGTCCGGACTCTGCCGCGGCGGCGGCGAGGTGCTCGCCGGTGACCTTCGCCCACCCGTACCGGGCATCGGGGCGCACTCCCCACAGGTCAAGGTCATCCTCGGCGAGCTTGCGCGGCGGGTTGCCGGTCTGCAACACCACCGGATATGCCGCGGACGACGAGAAGTACAGGACCGCCCGCGGCTTGGTACGGACGGCCCACTCGAACAGTCTCGCGTCCAACTCAAGATTCAGTGCGAACAGCGACGGGTTACCGTCGATTGCCGCTCTGCCACCTACGTGGTAGGCGCAGTGGACCACTAGGTCGTAGCGAGATGTGTCCATGAGGAATAGCTCACAGCAGTCCATGCCGTCTTTTATGTCGGAGCCGGTCACGTCCCACCCTCGGGCGAGCAGCTCGTTGACCATGTGGCGTCCGACGAATCCGGCATCACCGGTCACCAGCGCTCTCAACGGACGCACCCCCATACCCCGAACCGGTACCACAACGGCAGCTCCTGGTATTGCAGCACCCGGAATCCGGCGGCCGTGACCATCTCTTTGATCGCCTCGGCATCCCACGCCCAGTAGTGCTCGTGGTTGCTGCCGTCGTCCCACGCGTCGACCGGCGTGGACAGCAGCAGCATGCTGGTCTTCTCGCCGAACGCCCGGAGCACAGCGTCGGGGTCGTCGAGGTGTTCCAGGGTCTCCGTGCATACCAGCAGATCGACGGGCCCGATCTTGGTGATCGTGTCCTCGATCGGTCCGGCCACGTCGAGTCGGCGGCTGGACACCAGGTCCCCGAAGGTCTTCCGGGTGGCGGGGAGGGCGTCGAGGATCGTACCGTCGCCGCAGGACAGGTCGGCAGCGTGGCCGGGGATACAACCGTCGAGCAAGGCCAGGCCAGCGGCGATGGTGGCCTCGACGCGGCGCACATGATCAATCCACCGCCGGTGATCGTACGGCTGCCCGTACAGGACGGCCAACTCATCCTGGCTGTGGGCGGGGCGGAGCCGCTCGCGCCTCACTGGGCGGCCAGCACGATCTGGGTGGCGCCGACCAGCTCGTGGCGCACGATCCGCCATCCCCCGTCGATCACCATCGCAGCGAAGCCGGCCCGGTCCCACGCCCACACGTGATGCTCGTAATGCAGCTCCGGGGTTTCCCCGCACGGCGACGAGCAGACCAGTGCCCAGCTGTGGCGGTAGATGCGGCGCACCAGCCCATGCGGGTCGCGCAGGTGCTCCAGCAGTTCGGTGGCGACGGCGATCTGCCCCCAGTCGACCGGGTCAACGGTGATGTCGGCCAGCCGCACATCAACGCCACGCGCCTTCGAGGCTGCGACGTTGGTTGGTTGCAGGTCATAGCCCCAGCCTGTGATGCCCGGCCCGAGCAGGGACAGGAGCCCACCGTCGCCGGCGCCGAGGTCGACGACGGTGGTCGCCCCCAGCAGTTGGGCGGCTTCGACCACGGCGCCGGCGGCGGCGAGTATCCGGGCGCGGTGACTGGGCTGCTCCAGATGCGGAGCATGCTCACGGCCGGCATACCACCGTGGCGTGGTGCATTCGGGCACGACGTCGGGGTCGTGCAGGCGGTACTCAGCCACGCAGGGCTCTCACTTTCTCAGCGGCGGCGGCCAGGTGCTCGGCGGCGTACACCTCGTACGCGCCCCGGTCGGCGTCGATCATTTCGAGGGCGTTGACCCGCACGTACCCCTCGTCCATCTCGGCTTTCCCGACGTACGGATGCATGTGCTCGACGACGATGTCGGGCAGGTACCGCAGGCAGCCGGCCGCCTCGCCGAGGTCACGCCAGAAGTTGTCGATCCACAGGTGCTGGAGTACTGGCGGGCACATCCAGCCGAGGGTGCGCACGATGCTGCTGCTCATGGCGCACTGGGTTGGTAGGGCTTCGTGTTGGAGTCCGTCGTCGCCGTAGACGATCCCGGCTCCCATGTCGCGGAGTGCCGCCAGGTAGGCGGCGTCCCATCCGACCGTCCGTGGCCGGTGATCGTCGCCCATGAACCCGATCGCCTCAACCGCCTCGCCGGCCGCGACGATCACAGCTGTCTCGTTGAGGGCCGCTGCCATCCTGCCGCCGACGACCGCATCCACCGTGACCCGGTCGTCCCGGACCTCGGCGACCGCCTCCCGGTACCTGTAGTGGTCCGGGTCTGACAGGTCGACGGCGAGGACGAGCCGCGTACCGTCCGCCTGCACGGTGCCGGTGAATGCTGCGGCGAGATCGGGGACGGCGTGAGGGCGCCCCCTCGACGGGACGATCACTACCAGGCTCATCGCTACGCCTGCTGGTAGGTCGCGCCGGGGTTGGCGCCGACGATGAGCCGCGCCGCCACCTCTGACTTGACGACGCGGGTCGCGCCGCCGGGGAGTGTCACTTGCCACTGTGTCGCTGTAGGCTGCGGCGGCGCCGCCCTGGACGGCGCGGCCTTCGGCGGCGACGCGGTATCGGACGTCGGCACGGTCTTGATGGAGCGTCCGCAGCACATCACCGCACCGCCCGCTCAAGATCGGCGATGGCGGCGGCGGCCAGGGCGTCCCGGAGCCCGGCCACCGCCGCCCCAGCCGCCACGTCGACGGGGGTCGGGCCGACGTCGACGGCATCCACGGCCGCCGGATCACCCACACCTGCCTCGTCAGGCGGGGGCGAGACCGTGGACGTCATGACGGTCAGGTGGTCGGCGATCGCCCCAGCCAGCCGGTCCAGGGCCGGGCCGGTGGTGAGCTGCTCAGCGACCTGCGCTGCGAGCGGCAGCGGCGGACGTCGGCGGGGGATCGTTCCGGCCGCGGTCAGCGCCATGACCCGGCCGGCGTGGTTGGTGGACAGGCGCGGCAGCGGGAATCCGGGCTGTTCGGAGGCGAGCGCGAGGACCTCGATGAGCTGGTGCTGCCCGGCGACCTGCCGCCAGTCCCCGGACACGTCCACCCCGGCCGCGAGCCTCGCCCGGTCGGGCTCATCGAGGTCCGGGGCGACGATCCCGGCGACCCAGATCGCGCCGTTACGGGTGTCCTCACCGGCCCGTACCCAGGCGAGGGTGGTGAGCTGGTCGTGGTGGGCCATGGCCCCGGCCGCGGTCAGGGTGACGCAGGCGTGGTCGTCGTTGGAGCCGCGGCAGGTGCCGCAGCGGCAGCGGTGCGCGCCGTGGCCGGTGGTGATCCGCCCAACCGCCAGCAGCTCCCCAGACTCGGTGTCGAGCGGATAGCGGTGGAATGCGCCGTAGCCGCCGGTGTCGACCGGGGCGGTGACGCACGCGTCGCGGATACCCACGTGGCAGGTGGAGTGCGTGGCCACGTGCCCGAAGATCCGGCCATCGGCGGTCACGGTCAGCGGCGTGACCGCGTCGAGCTGCGGGTCGGCGAACCACGCCGGATCCACGACCGGTCCGGGTGGTGCGGATACGGCGGCGATGAGCGCGGCCCGCGCGGCGCACTTCTTGTCGCGCTTCGCCGCCTCCCACGGTGCGGTCACGGTGTCGTCATCCCACTCATCGGCCATCCGCGCATACAGGTCCTCGACCACGGTCCGCATCGCCTCCTGGTCAGCCTCGGGGATGGTCGTCTCGCTGCGAGCACCTTCGAGCGCGCCGGCGACCGCGAACACTGCTGCTGGCACGATCATGCGCTCGCCGTCGGCCAGGTCGACAATGCCGAACCCGTACGCGCCCCGGGTCTCCGCATCCGCCTCGTCATCGGCGTACAGGAATCCGGCGGCGTAGCAGCCCCAATCGGGATCGTCGCCGTCGATTCCGCAGTGCTCGGCCAGCCGGCCGGCCGCAGCGTCGCCATCCCACTCGGCGTCCCGGTCGGCCAGGGGCATGTCGTCCCAGCCAGACGACCGCACCGCAGCGGTCAGCGCCGGGGCGGGCGCGCCCACGAGCTCGAACGGGCGGCACTCCGCGAACGCGGGGATCGTGACGAGCGTTGCAGCGGCGATCTCGTACTGCGTGAACAGCAACTCGACCGCGGGCTCCTCGCCGGTCTCCTCCCACATCTGCCAGTACTGGTCCTCGGTCATCGGCTCGTCGGACCCGACCGGCACATACACGGCCTCGGCCGCGCCGGCATCCACGGACGGGCCGATGATGCCCTTCGAGGTGAGCAGGAGTGCCTCGGCGACGTCTTCGGCGAGGCGAGGCATCGTGTCCGCGTCAACGTCGTCGAACAGTTCGCCTCCGCCCCACACGCCGATGGTGTCCATCTGTAGCCGGTCGGCGACCGCTGCGGCGCCGATCCAGCCGGCGTCGATCGCTTCGGCGACGGTGCCGATGTTGACCGCGTCGAGCGAGCCGACGGCCACGGACTTATCGTGGCCCTGCTCGTCGCTGCGCTGCCATTTCAGCGCGAGTGGCAGCTGCCTCCACGTCGCGCCGTCTGCGGCGAAGCGTCGGCCGTCGCCGGTGGAGACTCCGAGTGGGGCGAGCATGCCCCGCCATCTGGTGCCCATGACTGGCCCCTCCCTGATGATCAGTAGTTTTTGAACTGGCGGTTGGACATATCGACGTCTTCGCCCTTTTCGACCAAAAGGGTTACGCATCGACATTGGATGATTTCTTCTGGCGGGCCAAGCGGATCACCAGGACGACGCAACTCGGCCTCACCGACGGTGAAGGTTCCGCCGACTGGCGAGCGCTGACCCTCGGCCTCCCGGTGAGTTCTACGGGTGCGCTCATCGCTGGTTGCCAACCAGACACGCTCCAGCTCGAAGTCCTCGTCGTCGTCCTCGAGTTCCTCGGCGACGGCGGTCCACGCGTCATCACGTCCCGCATTTAAGGCGCTCAATGTTTCAGTACGAGCCACTACTACCGCGCGGTTGGGCCAGCGCTCCGTGCCGGTAGCAGACAGGACCTTTTCAACTCGGGCGGCAATCTCCGGGATCGACTCGCCCTCCTGGCTGCCCTTCGCGACCTCGCCGGCCACCAGGTCAAACGTGGACTCGGTGGTGCGTACCATGCGGTTCTCGACAGCCGCGAGGTGCTCGACGACGGCCAGCCTCTGATCGAACTGGTAGCCGTCGCCCAACAGCGGGGCGTAGGTGGAGGCGATGATGTCGCGGATCGGTCCGGTGACGATCCGGTTGACGGCGGCCTGCCAGTCGGGCACGCCGGCCCACACGGCTTGCGGGTCGGGGCGGGCGCCGGCCAGGACCCGCCGGGATGTGGTGACGAGCCACCGTGACAGCTCGGCCCACGTCTCGGCGTAGACGGCGCGTTCGGCTGCGGCGATGGCGGCCTGCACGGCGAGGCGGGCCGGTAGCCACGGGTCGACGCCGGTGCCGTCCCACACCGGTTGTGGCTGCTCGGGGGCGGTCACCGGTCACCCCACACACCGAACGGGTCGTCGTGGACGAAGCGCGCCCCGTGCTCGTTGGCGAACCAGGCCGCATCCTCGGGGCTGTCCGGATAGAACGCATCGCCGTCTGCGTTGACCATGGCGTTGCGCTGCTCGGCGTGGAGGTCGTCGATGCGCGGTAGGGGTTGGCGGCGGGTCATCGGGCAGGGCACGGCGGCCTCACCTGCCTCGGCGGTCGGCGCACTAGACCGGCGACGGCGGCATCCACGGCATGCTCGTCGAGCGGCCGGGCGTCGGCGATGCAGCCACGCACCAGCTGGTCGAGGGTGTCCGCGAGGGCGGCCGGGTCGGCGGGGATGCCGTCGAGCGCGTCTCCGAGGTCGTCCCACGCGCCGGTGAGGAGACGGTCCACGTCCATGCCGGCGCGGGCGAGCGGACTGGCATGGACGTGGAGCTGGTGGCGGGGCACCCCGGCGGGGCGCTGCCGGTGGGGGACGAGCCGGCCCCCGGCTACGGCCAGGGCGCGACGGACGGCATACCGGGCGATCGGCAGGAGCGAGGCATCTGCCGGTACCGGGCGTGGCTCCGGCTGCGTCTGCGACGGTACGGGCTGGGCTGGCGGCGCCTGGTCGTCGGCGACTGGTTCCGGCGGGGACGTGTCGCCGGTGTTGTCCTCTGCCGGGACCGGCGGTGCCGGCGCTGGTGTTGGCGGTCCGGGAAGGCCGATGATCTCCCGCAGTTCGGCGGATGCGAGCACCGCCTCCGGATTGGAGAGGAATAGCTGCTGGGTGAGGCGGCGCAGCCGCTCAGCGTCGGACGGCTTGTCGGCATCGGACCATGCGCCGGCTGCCCGGGTCGCCTCATCCGATAGGAGCATCCGGTCGTGGGCGGTCGTCGCGTCGGCGGCCCGGTTGGGGCGGACCGTCAACGCTGCGGTGTCCAGTGCGTACGCGTACCTGCCGGGCTCGGCACCCATCTGCGCGAGCGCCGGGGTCAGGTAGGCGGCGGTGAGCGCGGCGGCAATCGTGTCGGCCACCGGCGTGATGTGGACCGTGACCGCCTCGTCTGAGACCTGCCACGCCGACCAGTGGTTTGAGGCTCCGAGTCCGGTGAGGATCTCGGGGGGGATGTCGAGGTCGATGCCGAGCTTCTCAACCGCGGCCTTGGATAGCGGCAACACCTGGTCTGACAGTTCCGACCAGAAGGTCAGGTGCCGGATCTCCTTGATGGCCTCGGCGGTGCCGCCGAGGATGATCGGGACGACGGCTTCGGCCGTGTCCCGGTTGCGCATCGACGCGGCCATGGTGCGCTGGAGTAGGGCGATGAACCCGGCTGAGCCGGGTGGGTCCTGGTCGCCGCGGGGAAGGTCGATGCCGTCGGGGATGCACAACAGCCCGGCCCCGGCGAGGCGCGAATCCAGTTCGGCGAACTCCCGTTTGCGCAGGACCTCCAGCTCGCGCAGGTCCGGGATCGCCGACCGGACTGGCGAATCTGGCTCCATCGCATCGTTGGGGTGGGGGGTCCATACCCGCTCCAGGATGTCGACGCCGGGCCGGAAGACGTGGACCCCGCCGCCGAGGAGCGGGGACCGTTTGATGGTGATCTGGTCGCCGCGGCGGTTGATCTGCCTTCCGGTGACGACCCACCACGCACTGGTGCCGTTCGGGCCGCCGTCGCCGGTACCGACGATGTAGCACTCGCCGCCGACGAACAGGTCGATCCCTGCGAGCTTGAGGGCTTCGGCGCGCTGGTTGCCGGCCCCGAACGGCACGGATGCGAGGGCGGCGATGTCGGGGTCGCCCGTCTCGCCGAGGGGGTTGCCGGCGTCGTCGAGTTCGACGACGTGCAGGCGGCAGCGGGACAGCGACTTGCCGATCCAGTTGGACACGAACCGCAGGGGCCCGGTGATGTCGTAGAGCCGCCACGCTTCGGCCTGCCAGGCGCGGTCGCCGAACCGCCACGTTTTCCACGCTGCCGCGTCGAGGTCGAAGCCTGCAGCCGCGGCGGTGAGCGGGACCGGGAGCATGCCGGGCGGTGCGGCCGGTAGGGCGTCGATGACCGTCGCGGCTGGCAGTCGAGGGGTGCGGCGGCGGTTGAGGCGGCGGGCCCAGCGGGGCAGGCGCATCGGTCACCGCCCCCAGGTCCAGGTTGCGCCGACGACCTGGGCTACGGCGAGGGCGGCGGTGGCCCACTGCACTGCCGGAATGTGCCAGCAGAGGGCGACGGCGGGGGCGGTTGCGGCGGCGACCCACACGCCGACGCACCAGGGGCAGCCGTGGCCGTCGTCGTCGAAGCCGCCGATGGCGTACATGGCGGCGCGGTGCAGGCGACGGGCCGGGTCGAACCGGGCGACCACCGCCCGACGGACCGGGGCGGTCAGTTCATCGAGTGCGATCAGTCCGGTGAGGCGTGCGGCAGCGAGTGCCCACAGCACGATCGGTAGCACCGCCAGCCGCATGCCACCGATCATGGCACGCCATAGACGGATTGCGCATTCTAGACCGTGTATATATTGCCCGTCTATACTGATCATGTGCGGCTACTCACTCTGCGAATTCCAGACCAGCAACGAGCACAATGGATCAACGAAGCCCGACGCCTCAAGGTGACCGTGACGGACCTGGTCAAAGCCGCCGTCGATGAACGCATCGCCGCCGCCGCCGGCAACCCCGAACTCCTCATCATCCAAGGCATCGACCGCGCGCAAATTTCAGTCACCCACGGCAGTGACCTTGTCGTCGTCACCACCGTCCATGGTGGTGACGCGTCCGTGTGGGCCGGCACGCCAGCGGCTGCCCGCGCCCTGGCATCCGCACTGCTCTACCAAGCAGCCTCGGCCGAGACGCCGAAGCCGTGCCAAGCGGTACCCTAGCCGGGATGATCAAGACGGTGGCGTTGGTGAGCCGAGACAACGGCGTCGGCCTCACCTGCGATATGCGGCTCCTCGACGGGATGCTCACCACGGCCGGATACGAGGTGTCGTGGGTGGACTGGCGGTCGGCGGCGATGCCACGACGCGACGCGGCGATCTTCCTCGAACTGTGGAACCACCGGCTGGCCCGGTGTGCCGACCGCACCATCGGCATTTTCAACCTTGAATGGTTCCAACGGCAGTGGGTCATCGGGCTACACGCCTGCACCCAGCTGTGGGCCAAATCGGGCGAGGCGCAGCAGGTTTTCACCCGCCGACTCGGCCTCCGCAACAGCATCCACACCGGGTTCGTGTCCCGCGACATGTGCGACCCGGACATCCCGCGGGAGCTGGCTGCGGTGCACCTGCGCGGCAAGTCGGCGCTCAAGGGCACCCACGCGGTCCTCGAAGCGTGGGCAACCAACCCGGACCTTCCGCCGCTGACGGTCATCTCCGACGTGCACCTGAATGTGCCCGCCGGGGTGCGCCTTCTGGGGCGGATCGACGACGCCCAGCTTTCGTACGAGCTCAACCGGGCCAAGATCCACGTGTGCCCGTCAGAGGCCGAGGGCTGGGGACATTACATCGCCGAGGGCATGTCTGTCGGCGCGATCGTGGTCACCACCGCCGCGTCACCAATGTCCGAGCATGTCACCCCGGACGTCGGGATGCTTGTCCCTCCTGTGTCGTCGGGCCGGTTCGGGATCGCCTCCACGTGGCAGGTCACCCCGGACGGGATCGCCAAGGCCGTCCGCGCCGCCGCCGGCATGACCCCAGCGCAGCGGACCAGCATGGGCGAGCGCGCCTGCGTACGCTTCCACGCCCGCAACGACGCCTTCCGAACCAGAGCACTACAGCTCCTAGCATCGATTTGAGGGACAGTGGATCTACAGGGGATCATTCGGCAGGAACTCGCCACGCTCGCCGACCGGGCGGGGCGGGCGGCACTGGACATCGTCGAGACCGGCACGATCCGCGGCGCCGACGACCAGTACCGCACCGGCGACGGCTGGTCGACGATCGCATTCGCCGAACATGTCCACGACAACGGCGGCACCCTCACAAGCATCGACCTGGACGTGTCGACAGCCGCGGCGGTGCTCGCCGACCGTGGCGTTCGCCGCGACCGCGTGGCGCTCGTCGAGGGCCACTCGATCCGGGTGCTGACACGATTCGCAGCCGACGGGTGGCGGTTCGACGCGGCGCTGCTGGACTCCGACAACGACGCGCAGCTGATCCTCCACGAGTACCTGGTTGTGGCGGCGATGCTGCGCCGCCCGGGGCTGCTGCTCGTTGACGACGTCGACCTCGACTCGGCGCTGGTCGTCAAGGGCCATGCGCTGGTGCCGTGGCTGGACGCGGAGGGAGTGCCGTACGAGATCGTGCAGCGGGATGCCGGCGGCTACACGACCGGCGTCCTCATCGCCCGCCTCGACGCGTAGGCAGCCAAGTGCAGATCGTGATCGTGCCGGGGTGGCGGCGCCCCGGGTTCCTCGAAGCGTGCCTGCGGCGACTACACGCCTGCGACCAGCCAGACCTGCTGATATGGGTGGGGCTCGACCGCGGCCACGACCAGGCATCGTTGGACGTCGCACGCCGGTGGGCTGCGGCATGGCCCGGCCGGTACGAGATCCTCGCCAGCCAGCACCTGTATGCCGGGAACTCCCATCACCTGCTGTGCGCGTACGAGCGCGCCTTGGACCACCGGCCCCAGCCGGAGCTTATCCACCTGGTCGAGGAAGACGTGTTCATCGCCGCCGGCTACTTCGCCTTCCACGCGCAGGTCCACGCCCTGGTCCCGGACGTGTTCGCGGTGTCGGCGTGCCGGGCGCAAATGTTTCTCCAGGTCGGCCCGGACCCGGCCCCGCACCCTGGGAGGGTGTCGCTGGCGCCCCGCTACCAGTCGCTGGGGGTTTCGTTCCGGCCCGCCATGCTCGCGGCGATCCGCCCCCACCTGGTACGCGGATACTTCGCCAATCCAGTCGGATACTGCCGTGTGGCGTTCCCCAACAGCGTCCTGCCGGCGGCGAATGCCGAGCAGGACGGGCTGCTGGACCGGCTTGTCGAGGCCACCGGCACTATGGTCGCCTACCCGTGGACACCCCGCGCCTACCACGCAGGTTTCGTCGGATATCACCGCAGCGGCCTGGTGCTGGCCGGCAGCCCACAGGAACAGGCCGACAGGCTGCTGGCCATGGGCGAGGACGAACTGAACGCCGCAGCGTATAGCTACCCGGACCATGCGACCGTCGACCTCGACGCGGCGGCTGGGCCAATCACGGAAGTCGCAGCATGGCCGGAATCCTGAAGGCTGGCCACCCGCGATCCGCCCGGTCAGCTCGGCGGACGCCCGCCGCTGCTGGTCGGCTATCCGAGGCTGGAGAAGCCCCCGCCAGCCGGTCGCCCGCCGAGCGGTGAGAACCCGGACGACGGCATCGCACCGGACGGCGCCGCCGAGGCGTCTCCGCGCTGCCCCCGGTAGTAGGCGAGCAGCAGCGCATCAGCGTTGTCGGGAGACCGGCCGAGCCGCTTGATCACGTCCTCCTTTTTCTCGACGACGATCCGGCCCTTCGCGTCCGTCTCCCAGCGTGGTTCGAGGAGCTGCGCGACGGTGGCGTCGGCGTTGTCCATGCTCGACAGGTCCCATCCGGCCACGCGGTCTTCGGACAGTTCACGGCCGATCTCCCACCAGATCTCAGCCCGCAAGTTCAGGTAGACGCGGGGTTTCGAGCTGGCAGAGCCGACGTTCACGGCGACGATCCGGGCCTTGTGGAGACCGGCGGCAGCCATGTTCCGCAACTCACCGATGACCCCGAAGCCGACCCCGATGCTGTCGACCTTGACGCTGGTGGCGCCGGTCTCCCGGATCGCCTGCAACACCATGGGGGCGATCTTCTCCGGCCGGTCGGTCTGTGCCTTCCACTCCCTGCCGGCCGCCCGGCCTCGGCGCTCCCGGATGACGGTCTCGTCGCCGCCCCCGCCGACGTCGACGCCGAGCTCGACCGGCAGCAGATCCTCCGCAGTGTGCGGCTCGTCGGACGGGATGCGGCAGGCAGCCACGTCCGAGGTGCGCACCACCTGGTTCGGGGCGTCGTCCGAGAACTCGCCGAGGACCTTCGACTTGTACAGCGGGTTGTCGGCGCCCCAGTCCCGTAGCTTCTCCTCCACCCATTCGCGGGATACGAGCGACCGGGCGACCCGTGGCGAGACTGGTTCGCCGGTGAGGTTCGGGGAGTCCCACGAGGAGATCCCGATGGTGTTCCACCCGGATCCGGGCACGCACACCTTCCGGAAGTGGCTGGCCGGGTTGTCGGGGTTGCCGATGGCGAACAGGCGGCAGTCCGGGTTCGTGGCAAGCGAGTCGGCGGCCACCCAGATCTGCTCGGCGACGCAGCAGGCTTCGTCGATCACGACGAGGATGTAGTCCTCGTGGAAGCCCTGAAATGCCGACTCGTCGTGGT